AGCGTATTCGCTTTTTCCTTGCTGTCGGAGGTGGGGATTTCCTGATTGGCGAACACATCGGCGGTGACGTTGATAATGTCGGTCATGGCGGGGAATTCGAGCGTTTTGTCCGCGCTCTCCTTCACCACCCACATATTCTGGTTGCGGGAAAGGGCGACGTTCGGGCAGGTATTTTCGCTCATGCTTTGCTCCTCTGAGTAGTATAAAAGGTGTGCAGATCGGCGGTGACGGACAGGATATAGCGCCCATCCTGCCCCGTTCCGGGTTCCTGTAGCGTTGTTTCCTCGCATCGGAGTTCACCGCCGGAAGGCAGGGGGAGGGCGGTACGGCGGAAGGCGTTTTCGATGCGCCCCTGTAAGGCGTAGCCCGTGGGGACGGGCATGTTCGGGGGCAGGGACAGCGTGACAACATAGACGCCCACGCGCTTGGAGAGGGCTTCCGGCCCGCCGAGTTCCCCACGGAAGCTCTTGCCCATGTTCAGTTTGCGGGTAACGAACACCTGATCGGGTGAAGGCGTGGTCTTTTGCCCCATCGGAAGGATGTGGGCGTCGGTACCGACTGTCTGGAAGAGCAGGGCGTCCAACACGGCGTAGAGATCGAAGAGGCTCGCGTACATCAGGCTTCCCTCGCCATTTGCCCGAGCTGCTCCGCGGCTTCCCGGAAGGTAAGGGCGATGAAGCCTGCGGGGGCCTGCTCGGACCATCCGGCCTCAAGGAAAGGCATATAGTCGAGATCGTTTGTGATGCTGAACGATTCCGCGTCGGCCCCCACTTTGGCGATGGCTTGTTCCACGGCGGCCGACACGTCGCCCCGGAACTCGGGGTAATCGCCCGCCGGAGGCACGGCGTCGCTCGGTTCCGCGCCGAGGTTCCATGACGCCCGCGCCCGGCCCGTATCTTCCGGGGTGCGCTCCACCAGTGTCCGGT